ATTGAGCCTCTGAACCGCAAGACCGCTGCTGGACCAGGCCACAAGGGCACCAAAGTGCGCTACTTTGAGGAGGCGTGCAATGAACTCGAGTGCGACTGCGGACGGTACCACCCTTCGCCCGACGAGTACGTTGATCGCAAACGCGTCAACTACTACCCCAAGCCAGACATCCTCGCTCGCATTCGCGTGCTTGAGACGGATCTAGCCGAGGGGAAACTCGATCTCGCTGCCTACAAGGCAAGCTTGAAGAACGAGGTCGTCGCGAATGAGAAGGATAAGATTCGCGTGTTCTTTGTCGGTCAGATGGAGATGACTATCATCATCCGCATGTATCTTTCGGCACCTCTCTATGCTATGGGCACAAACCCTGCAGAGTTCGAGTGCGCGTGCGGTATTGACCCACACAGTCCGGCATGGCAGACGTTGGAAGAGCGGCTTGCGTCGTTCAATTCGGATGCCAACGCGGCTGGCGACTACTCCAATTTTGACAACTCGCTCATCGAACTCCTGCTGAGAGCATCGTACAACGCCGTTCACGGCTTGTGCGAATACGACGATGTTTTTGCCAACGCAGTGTGCGAGGGTATCACCAACAACATGGTGGCACCCGTGTACATTTTTCTAGGCGTGATCCTGCGCGCTGACGGTTCTGGCCCGTCTGGCAACCCGCTTACCACGTATATCAATTCGCTTGTCAACATGCTCGCGAACAGGTATGCCTATTACAGGCATTTTCCGGATGCCGTGGTGGGGTTCCATGCGGCGATTGGGCTGATCGTGTACGGAGACGACTTGCGTGCGGCAATTCCTGCCCACCTTGTAGATTCGGGGTACGACAATAGGGCCATGCAAAGGTACTTCCGAGAAATCGGGATGACTTACGGACCCACGGACAAAACGTCCGATTATCTTCCCCCGACCTACCCCGTTGAGGAGGTCACCTTTCTTCAGCGCACGACGGAGGTTAAACCCTCTCTTGACAATGCGCTGGTTGGTGTGCTCTCCACTACGAGCATCCACAAGATTTTTGTCTACCACCAATCAAGCACGACGAACGCTGATAGGTTTCAGGCTTTCCATGGCGCTCTTTTGCTCTACTTCTACGTTCAATTGGACAAAGAGGGGGGCAGGGAGCGCTACGAGGCCCTGCGGAACATCTGCCAGCGTGCCATGGAGGCACGGTTCGAGCGTGACGGTATAGATGTTGACAATGCTTGTTTCCCTGACTACGATCAACAGTTGGTCGTGGCCCGTAGCAATCACAACCTTAGTTGTTAGGTTCTTCTGCCTTGGTGGTACTGTACATA